CAGGCTATCCAAGGTGATGCCGCCGTCATCAGTTTTTCTCTCCTCCCCGACCTCTGCGGCCGGGGTGCCTTGGGCGGTCTCAGCCTGGACAGACTTGGCGGGCGTGGCGTCCGTCATGCCGGTATCCAGACCCTTTTCGTCGTCGTCGTCATCATCCTCGTCGTCGTCATCGCAGCCGTCGGCCAACTTGGCCAGCAGCGCGTCCAGGTCGTCATAGCAGCTCTTTAGTGCCGCCTTGATGCCGGCCAGCCGGCCCCGGGTGCGCTTGATCAATGTGGAAAGAGATACCCCGGCGTTTTCACCGTCACCCGGCGCCGGGGTATTGGCCGGCGCTTCTGCGGACTCGGCCTTGGTTTCAGGCTTATTCTCGGGCGTGTCCATCGCGGCCTGCAGCCCCTTGATCCACTGCCGCACCGGCCCCTCACAGGCCGACCGCACACGCAACGCCTCCGGGTTGCTCGGGATCGTCACCGCCGACAGCTCCAGCAGCTCCCACTTCGTGAACTTGTAGGTGTAGCCATCCTCGTCCGGCTTGCCCGTCTCCCACTCCTTCGGGATGAACCGGATGCTCACCGCCCGCATGAAGCCGGCGTCGTAGTACGCCTTGATCATCGCCGCGAACGGGTTGATGGCGTCGGCCCACTCGACCTCGGCCTCCCAGCCCGCCCCCGTGCGCGTCAGCGACACGATGCGGCCCATCGGCGGCGCATAGCTGTCATGGCCGTACAGGAACACCGGGTTGCGCATGAACGAGTCGGCCAGCATCCCGTCCGGATCCACCACCTCGCCGTCGCGGTCCAGCGCGTCACTCGTCATTAGGAACCGCATCCGGCCGTCGGCCGAATCCGTCTCGCGGTCAATGTTCAGCAGCTTTTGCTTTATGGTTGCGTCCATATTACTCCCCCTGGCCTTCGATCACAGGGACGATCGTGCAGCGGCAATTTATGCTGTTGCCCGGCTCCCCCTCGGGGTCGCCCGGGAACGCCAGCCGGCCGCCCGTCGCCGTGAAGTACCCATCCACCGGCGCGATCTCACCGTTCGCGGCCCAATGGTCAAACTCGCTCTGCGGCGCCCGGCGGGTGCGCTCGTCCAGCGCCGACAGCCACTGCTGGCGCCCCACCACGCCGCTGGTGCGCATCCCCTCGTTCGCCCCGGCGTTGGACGCGGCGTTCAGTTCGGTGCGGGCGATCATTTCGGCCCGCCAGTCAGCGAAGCCGTCGAACAACGTCTCGATGCGCCCGGCTGCGTCGTTCACACTCCACCCCTCGAACAGCCCCTCGCGGATGATCTCTTTGATGGCGTCGCGGGTGGTGTCCACCACGTCGGCGGCGTACCGCCGGCTGAACGTGTCCAGCCACCGGCGGGCCCGCGCCGTCAGCAGGTCGCGCTGCTCCCCGGTCAGCTCCAGCAGCGTGGCGCCCAGGGCGTCGAGGAACATGTCCGTCAAGTGCTTGAGGTTAAGTGAGTAGAAAACCTCGACCTCGTACTCGATGTCGAGGTAGTCGTTCATGTCCAGCAGGTCTTTGCGGATGAACTTGAGCCTGGCGGCCTTGCTCTTGTCTGGCTGTATTTTATCCAGCGACTTGCCGTAATTGGCCCGTACTTTCGCCATGATGCGCTGGCCCTGCTCGTCGAACGCATCGGCCAGGGCGGCGCGGAACGGCTTGACGTGCGGCTTCATGGCCTTGACGTGCCGGGCGAACAGCTCCAGGTGCGCGTCATACGGCACCGTGCCCGTTTCGCGCACGGCCCGGTTGACCTCGCGCCACACGTCCACCGTTTTCATCCGGCGGTAACGCTCGCGCTTGTCAATGACGCACTTTTTTTTTGCCGCCTTGCCCGCATCGGCCGGCGCGAAACCGCCCAGCCCGCCGAGCAGGCTGTTCATGCCGAGCTGGTCGTATGGGATCAGCCCCGTCTTGATGATGCGCTGATCGCCGCCGTCGAACTCGTCGTACCCCAGCTCGGCCGCCACCTCGTTCGGCGTGCGGATGCCGCGCTCCATCAGGTCGAGCAGCAGCTTCTGCGTGCGTTCCTCGTCCTTCGGCACCGGGTTCTCGAACACGAATTTCAGCCTGGCGGTGCGGACGTTGGCCGGCTGGTAGAAGCGGTCGATGATGTGCTTATTGATCGCCGCGGCGACGAGCACCGACAGCGGGTGGATGCACTCGCGGTTGAACGTGTAGTCGGCGCTCTCGCTGTTGCTGCGGTTCACGTCTGTGGTTAAGCCGATCTTCGCCGCCGGCACCTTGAACGCGGCCAGGATCTTGTCACGGGTCATCTCCGAAACTTCGATGAACCGGCGGTCGCTGTCCGGCATACTGATGGTCTTGATGTCGGCGCCCTGGGTCAGCACTGCCCACTTGTGCGCACCGTCCAAACCCTTGTGCGCCGTGTCCCACTGGCTTTTGAACGACTTGAGCGACTCCCGGTTGACGTCCACGCCCTCGGGGAACACCACCAGGAAGTCAGGGCGGGCGTTGTTTTTGTAAAAGTTGCCCTGGTATATCTGCGTGAATAGCGACAGGTCGGTTGCCCGGGCCGCGGCGCGCAGCGGAGACATGCTCCCGCGCCAGTTGCCGGCCACGCCATACGGCATCGTGAATGGCGCCACGAACTGCGGGTCGATGCGGAACGAGCCGCCGTTCATTTGCACCATGTACTGCAGCGGGAGCTTGCCGGAGCCGTCGTAGACGACCCACACCGCATCCGGCGGCAGGCGCCAGATCTGCGTCGGCCACTTGCCGTTGCCATCCGGCAGCAGCCACCAGTAGGCGTCGCCGGCCGTCATCAGATCGCCCGCCAGCATCCAGAACAGCTCGGCGCCCGTTGTCACCGGGTTCGGGTTGCGCAGCAGATCCAGCAGGACGTGCTCGCCCACGGTGTCAATGACCGGGCCATCCTTGCTCTTGCGCTCGAGCTGCAGCCAGTACGGGAGCGCCATGACGCGGCCAGAGATCGCGGTGACACAGGCATACACCCAGTCTTCGCACGACTCGAGCAACTTCTTCGGCGTCGGGTTGGCGCCAAGCCCTTCGTCCGGCTGAATGAACGAGTCGGCCGATAGCCAATCATTCAGCGTCATCTTGACGTGTTCAATGGATCGAGCCGCCTCAAGATCGCGCTCGCGGCGGTCGCTTTCGGTGGGAACCGGCGGGCTATACCGCAGGTTGAGGGACGTGATACTCATACACCTCCCCAAATCCTGCTATCAGCCTAGCACGGTTTTGGGTGTAAACAGGGTGTAAAAAGTGTTTACAGGGTCAAACGGGTTGGCGGGATGGTCAATCCACGATAATAAACTCGGCGGTGCGCGTCTTGGGCCGGTAGATGGCCATCGCCAGCGCGTCACCGCTGTCTGGACTGCGCCCCAGGCGCTTGCGGATCTCGTCCTTCGGCTCGATGCCGATCTTGCCCGAGCTGGTGTACTTGATGCGCGGTGCGGTCAGGTCGCCGGTCAGCTCGTCGTCGGGCGGCAGTGCCAGCGTCGGGTTGCCGGCCGGATCCAGCGCCTCGCGCACCGCCCACCACGATGCGGCCCGCTTGTTCGCAAACTGCAGCTCCCCGCTGGTGTCCGTCTCCTCGCTGGCCTCCCCGCCCTTGAACGCCGACACGGTGTACCCAGTCTCGCGCAGCCTGGAGCACACCCCGGCGCCCACCCCGTTGGCGTCCACCGCCACCTCGAGCTTTGGGCTCGGGTGCAGCTTGATGACACGGCCCACCGTCTCCATCGTCTCGGCCTTGCCCCACCGCGTCAGGCCGGGCACACCCCGCTCATGCACCGGGCAGTACACGCTCTTGTCCTCGCCCAGCTCGCCCACGTCCAGCGCAGCGCGTACCAGCTTGCCGTAGTCGCCCTCGAGGGCGTGCCACCGCTCGTTCGCCGCCTCCACCCAGGCCAGCGGGATCAGCACGTCGGCATCGTCGCTGGCGAAGTTGCCCTCGACACGGTTCTGGTACACGGCCGACTTCTCCCCCCACTGCCGCCTGCGCTGCTCGGCCCACTCGGCCGACATGCGGCCGGCAGCCACGCACTCGGCCCTGGTCACGTGCCGCACCACCCAGTCCTCGAACCCCGGCTTGCGGGTGTGCAGCTCGTAGAACGTGCCGGCCGGGTCGCCCGGCGTGGATGTGGCCAGCATGATGCAGTTGCCGGTGCTCATGGCGCCCTCGATGGCCTCCCACGTCGGCGCCGGGATCGCCTTGGCCTCGTCCAGCACGTACAACAGCTCGTCGGCGTGCGCTCCCTCGATGGCGTCCGGCGTGTCCGAGGCCACCGCGAACGCCTCGCCATGCGCCAGCTTGATCTCAGTCATCAGCATCTCGTCGCGGATGAACGGCCGCCGGCCGATCACATCCCACCGGAGGCGCCGCGCCCACTTGTGGATCTCCGGCCACAGGTATTTGTTGAGCTGGCGCCACACGCTGGCGGTGGTCACCACCTTCCAGTCGTGCCCGGCCGCGTCCCGCGTCAGCGCGAACCACAGCACCACGATGGCCATGTACGCAGTCTTGCCGAGGCCGTGCGGTCCCCGCAGGGAGTACCGGCGGTGCTTGCACAGGGCCGCGAACGCCTCGGCCTGGTACGGCGCCGGGTGCGCCCCCTTCGGCCAGGCCACGCACTCTGCCGCGAACAGGTCGGGGCGGGTGTAGTATTCGGCCACGAAACCGCCTTCCGCGGCCTCGGCCAGGATCGGCGGCCCGAACACGGTATCGAAACCGTGCCGAATGTCCTTGAGGTCTTTAATCGCTATCGCCATCCCCATTTCCGAGCACCCCGCTGGCGTTCACCAGCTCGCGCATGGCGTCGATGGCCGCCTGCTGGTGGCGCGGATCCGGCACCGACTTGATAATACTCGCCCGCATGGCAGCGAACAACTGCACCGCCTGCTCCATCGTCAGCACCCGCCCGGCCGCCTGGATGCTTTTCCACTCCGTCTCGGTAAGCTTTCGGATGTGCTCTTGCACACCCATCAGCTCGCGCCACTTGTCGGCCATGCCGGAGCCGGAGTCGATCAGGCGCATGATCTCGGTGGTGGCCTCGGTCAGCGCGGCGATGTCCTTG